CGCCCCCTCTATGGGGACGTGGCCACGAGGCTAGTGTGGACTTACCGCACTATCGTAGATGACGAAAGGATAACGCCGAGATGTCCCAGGTGCGGAGAACCCTTACTACAGATTTTGAGTATGGGTCCCGCTCGAGCGGATTTGATCCGTTCACAGTCCGACGTGTTCAGCTCTGGAATGTTGAAGAGCTGTCCATGTCACTCGATCACTATCCTATTAACACCAGGATAGATGATGGAGGACCTTTCCTTGTCCACAAGACAAAGGATAGGTCGACATCTGGGTATGTTCCTTGGAACTACTATGGCGGTTATTACGGCCAAGTACTCGTTGGCAGTCCGGTTGGGTCTTGGGTAACTAAGACCGCAGTCGGACTCGCGGATTCAGCGCTTAATGCGCTAGGTAGCACGGCGATTGCTCGCACGGCTCCTACGAATCCCGCATTTGACATGTCAACTGCCTTAGGCGAGTTGGTGTCAGATGGCCTACCAATGATCAGTGGCATGCAGACGATTAAAAATCGCGCTGCAGTCGCCCGCTCTGCGGGCGGCGAATACCTAAACGTTCAGTTTGGGTGGCTGCCGCTTCTTTCTGATGTTCGTTCATTCGCTCACGCGGTGAAGAACTCAGGAAAGATTCTTGAAGCTTACCGAAAGGGAAGCGACAAGAAGATCAGAAGGCGTTATCACTTTCCGGACAACGTCCGTGAAAATCGTCTGTACTCTGGGGGTTTCTTTCCAGATGTACAGACTAACGGAACGTTCTTCGACAGTGGAACAATGTCCGAGTTATATACGAAAGAGACGTGGTTTAGTGGTGCCTTTCGGTATCACATACCCACGTCCGATTCGCAACTCGGAAAATTCCAGAGGTGGTTGTCTTATGCAGACCACCTTTTAGGAGTTAAGGTAACCCCTGAAACTCTCTGGAACATTGCTCCCTGGTCATGGGCCGTCGACTGGTTTACCAACACTGGCGATGTTATGACTAACATCGCTAACTTGGGCAGAGACGGCCTGGTGTTGCAGTACGGGTATATCATGCACTCCACGAAAGTGGAGACTGATACTACCGCGTATATTAACTTGTCTGGGACAAGAGTACAGTGTCATCGTACCCGCTCGGAAGAGTGGAAGATGAGACTGCCTGCAACACCCTACGGCTTTGGCGTCGACCTGAAGGCTTTAACAGCCAAACAGGTTTCCGTTATTGCGGCGTTGGGTCTTTCCAGAACCTAATGTTCGCACTGGCAGAATTTTCTGTCAGAACTTCCACCATGTTGACGGGGGATGGTCTCCCGTCATCAACTTGAAGGAGAGTTGCCCATGGCTTTCGCCGACCCTCAGAGTGTTACGATCAACGCGGTTGCTCAGAGCCTTCCCCGTGTTTCCACGGAGAAGAACTCTGGCGTCTTCCAGAAGGACGACGCTACGGTCAAGCTCGCCGTTTCCCACACCTACGGGAAGGGCAGGGCCCGACGTATGATCCGCCTTGATCACGCGAAGATCGCTGCCGACCCGCTTATGGCGGGCGTCAACGTTAAGCTCAACGGTGCTGTGTACCTCGTTACGGATTTTCCGGACGTTGGTTACACGGTCGCTGAGGCTAAGCAGATCGTGGATGCCTTGACGGCATACCTGACTGCATCTTCGGGAGCGCGTGCCACCCAGCTTCTGGGTGGAGAAAACTGACGTGAACCATGCCGACGAATAGTCGGCGTGGTGGGAGAAATAACCACTCTCCCAGACATCAGTCACGCACACTCGTTCTGGTTGCACGGTTTATAAGTGGTGCCCTTTTGGGGTTCACTGTAACCGTTACGATTACTCTTAATCCGGGTTATACACCGGAGAATGGAGTAGTCCGACTCCCAGATTAGAGGGTTTGATGGGCTACGGAATGCGAGCCACCCGATAGGATGGTCACATTGAAAAGCCTTACGGCTCTCTGGAAAGAGGTAGCCGAGGAATTGGCTACCTGGTGTCACACTAGCACCACTCTCGACTATAAAAAGCTCGAGAGGCGTGTCGAACACGAGGGTGATAGTTTTCTTACTATCACGCTTCCGGATTTCGGTTCGGACTTTGAGAAAGCCCTCGAAAGCGGGAAGGTTGATCGCGACCTCTTTCTGAGTTTTCAGAAGAAAGGCGGTCTCCCCCTGTTTTTAGGAGGTTTCCTCGATCGTGTGTTCGAGCGTGGTACTTGTTTGTTGCGTGACGATGCCTGTGTGGATTCCATCTTCGCGATACGTCAGCTAACGCTGATGTTCAAGAAGATGCTTCTCCCTTGTAGTGATACTAGGGTAGAAGCCGCCATTGCAGGCTACGTCATGTGTGAGCAGGAAGTGCGAAGTTGGGACGAAGTAAATTCTCAAAAAGACCATTCGGACTTTGAGAGAATGTCCCTACTCCTCTGGGGAGATGTGCTCTCCGCCCTCGATCGCGAGATCGCGGATGGTGAGCTTACCCCGAGGCACGGCCCAGGGTCCACGGCTGATCGTCTTCTCGGTAACGAGAAGTATAATCAAGTCGAATGGACCACTCGATTGGAGAGCGTCTTTCCATTCCTGGAGAACGCCCTCCCTTCGGCCCGCTATTTTGAGCGGGTGGGTGGTGTCACCTTCCTCGAACCCGATGCGGAAAGACCCGTAAGGGTCATAACCGTACCTAAAACGCTGAAAACCCCAAGGATCATTGCGATCGAGCCAACCTGCATGCAGTTCATGCAGCAGGCCATACTCGAAAGCCTCGTCCAGAAGCTCGAAGCCGTTCGTGCCGTTGGAAACACACGACAGAACGTGGCTTGCGGCTTCGTCGGATTCAGCGACCAGGACCCAAATAGGGAAATGGCTCGCATAGGGAGTCGTAATCAGACTCTCGCGACACTCGACATGAGTGAAGCATCCGACAGGGTTTCCAATCAGCATGTAATGCTCCTTACCAAATGGTGGCCTCACGTAAGTGAAGCCATTCAGGCGACTCGGAGCACGAAGGCTGATGTGCCTGGTCACGGCGTTATGCCGTTGTCCAAGTTCGCGTCTATGGGTTCAGCTGTCTGTTTCCCTATGGAGGCCATGGTCTTTACGACCTTGGTTTTCCTGGGGATCCAAGATAAGCTCAACAAACAGTTGACCAGAAAGGATGTTTTGTCCTATTCTGGCCAGGTGCGCGTCTACGGGGATGACATTGTTATCCCAGTAGATTGTGTCGATTCCGTGATCTCTCGCCTTGAATCCTTTGGATTTAAGGTGAATAGCAGCAAGTCTTTCTGGAACGGGAAGTTCCGGGAGTCTTGTGGAGGGGATTACTACGACGGAGAATGGGTAACTCCTGTTCGAGTTCGTAGAGAATTCCCTTCATCACGGAAGCAGGTTGACAGGGTGATTAGCCTTGTTGAGCTTCGCAACCAGTTTTACTTCGCTGGTTTGTGGAAGACAGCAGGCTGGCTTGACCGGCGGCTGAGGATTGTCCTTCCTCACTTCCCAGTCGTTGAGCCTACATCACCGGCACTAGGCAGGTGGAGTGTTTCTTTCTCTTATGAGAGTCAGAAGCTCCATCCGCAGTTGCACTCGCCTTTGGTCAAGGCTTGGACAACTAGATCCCGAAGCCCAGAGTCTCCTCTGGACGACGTGGGAGCACTAGTGAAGTGGTTCCTGAAGAGGGGCGATGAGCCCTTCTTCGATAAGGACCACCTGCAACGTGCAGGACGTCCCCGATCCGTCGACATCAAGATCGGGTGGATGGCTCCTTTCTAACTAGAAGGGGGTTGGGGTAGCTGGACCCGGGGTGCCCGAAAGGGAACCCTGGGCCTAGCGCCCTGCGGCTTCGGCCGCTG